CTCTTACTCCTCAGGTTCGTAAGCTGTGAAGACAGCGACCTCCGTCTGGCCGGTTCGGATTCGTACCTCGCAGAGGTCTTTCCTCGTTACCAGTGCCGTCACTATGACGGTTAAACAGATGACGATCAGGGCGATTAACATCGCCTTTTGCTGCTTCATAGCCTGCTTCTCCTTGCCTTTCGGCACGTAAGAGGCTAACCTACATGTGCAAAGCATGAAATTGGCCTCAGATTAATGTTAAGCGTCTTGCCGGACGCGTAATGTTAACTGGGGCTTTTCTCTATCTGCCTTTTGGTGTTCATGCCTGAGGCAGATAGCCTCAAGCACCCGCAGCAATTCTAACTATCCAATAGATCAATGCCAACTTCTTTTCCTGCAACATCTCTCATCAGAAGTGACCCAAATTCATCCAATCAGCACAAAAGAAACATTTAAAGCGTGAATGCTACCGAACGTTCATTTCAATTACATCGTTTTGATTTTTAACAGTTTTCACCTCAACAAATCAAATGGCATTAGCATTCATCATGGAAGAAAGACTGATAAAAATGATCATTTTCAATGACTTATGATCACACCGGGTATTGCCAAGTCATTCCTTTTACGCCAGGATACCCACAAGTGAGTAGTCGAGGAGAGTTTGCCAATTTTTGCGATATAAATTTCAATGTCCGAAGAACCATTAATTGTTAATTGATTCTGTATAAGGTATTAACATGACAATTTCATATATTCCTATTCTGAAAGCGAAACGTTCTGAGTTATCAGCTTTATCGCAGCTATCCATTGAAAAGAAATCAAAAATTTTGCCATTACTCGAAATTGAACCAGTGCCAATTGACCCTGATTCAGGTATTGCCTTAAAGAGTTATAACGAGACTCTTATAGAGTTCGGAAAGAAAGTCTCAAAATCTTGCTCAGATATGCAAGGTGTTTATATTGATGGATTATTAATTGAAGAGCATTTTATTTCTCCTGAAGATCATTACCCTATAATAAATGCGGTTAATCAAGTTAGAGATATGGAGATAAGAGTTATTCCTGTCAGTTCACCAACTCGCCCATCTAACTATAAAAGAGCGATTGATGAATTAATGCAGAATGAAATATGCTTGAGATTAACCACGTTAGATCTGGTTAACCCACAATTAATAACGCATTACATTAATCATCTGGGAATTCCTTTATCAAATATTGATATAATTATTGACTTAAGAGATGAGTTAACCGAGGATAAAATTAATTCCGGCGAACTATATACTTTGGCAATGGGATTGATAAACAATCTGGCGCACCTCAATGAATACAGAAAAGTGATTCTTTCTGGGGGTTCATTTCCTACAGATCTCAGTGATATTTCTGTTGGTCTATATTCTCAACCTCGAATCGAGTGGATTTTATGGCAGAGTTTAATGAATAGAAAAGAACTTGCCAGAAATGTGATTTATAGTGATTATGGAGTACAGCACCCCGACTTTAATAGGCTTTCGACGCGATTCCCTAGCGTATCTGCCAGCGTCAGATACTCTGGAGATAATGACTTTTGGGTATTTCGAGGAAGAGTAGCTAATCGCTTTGGTTATGAACAATATGGTAAACATAGTGAGGATATTCTTGCTCATCGAGAATATTCAGGGCCTACATTCTGTGCGGGAGATAGAGACATAGAATATTATGCAAACGAGTATCAAGCCTACAAAGCCAATCCCTCTGGTAACTATAAATTTGGTAGCCCAGAGGTATGGCGTAGGATTGGGCAAAACCATCACATAACTAAGGTTGTTGAGCAACTCGCCACTCTTTACGGGCTTTAAGTTTAACTCGAACAGCTTCACGAAGCTCGCCAACATCCATACTATTGGCGAGTTTTGACCATAAGACGCGTTTAGGTTTATTTTTCAAATTCTGTAGCTCCCCTACATCACTTAATAGGGAAAGCAATTCATCTTTCCAAAGAAGCATTGTTAAGGAAAGTTTGTCCACTTGTGGATTCAACTTGCTAGTTCGAATTGTTTTTAAATGGATACCTTGCCGTGCACCTTGCGTAACTTGCTTTATCCCCCACCATGATGGAACTATGCTTAAAGCATCATAAAGATGGCAATCAGAGACAACCAAAGTTACTTTATCCATCACTGATGAGTAATGTTGCACCTGCGCTGGTAATCTGAGCAAGTTATCACTCTTGCTCTTCAACTCATAACCATGTATAAGCCCATTGATCACTGCTATATCAGCTCTGCTAGCCCCTAGATTCATCGTAAACTCATCAATGATTAGGGTGTCAGGATCTTTATGATGATCTCTCAGAATCTTGGCATGCACAGCCTTTCTTACATCAATGTCTCTCATACCATAGTTGCGCTTTCATCGACTCTCTCAAGCCATGATTCTATATCATGGTTCGCATGAATGCCATTTGATATGACCAGTGGTTAAACATTGCACAGAAAAGTGGATGTGTATTTTAACAAAAGCAATGACGGCTAACCATGTTGGTATGTCGATAAAATGTTTCAACGTAAGCATTATCTGTTCCGCCCTTTCAGACGGCCTCCTGATGTTCTGAGGGTGCAGAATCCCTCCGGTTAAGGGTTTAATAAAAATCGTTTCTGATTTAAATCTTCAGTATTTAGTTGTTAGTCGGTTTATAGCCTTTATGCTTCGGCCTTATTTCTCAGCCATACACAAACCGGGCCATCTTCGGTGTCATGTATTGAACCAATAAACCATCCATTGCCCTCTGGTCGTTCCGGTTCCCATGCAGAAATATCAGCATCACACGCATCAAGGTCAGCACATCCTTCATCTCTGAAGCAGAGGACGTATTGAAGATTATTTTCCTCCATCCAGGCGTTAAACTCTTCCGTTGAAATATATTCCCGACCGTCACAGAATTTTTCATATTCAGGATGCGTCCAGCAGCCATATTCATCACGTACTACTGGTATTTCTTTAATTTCATTCATTTCTGTTCTCCCACGTTTTCAGACTTTCACCACAGAACGGACAAAATGAAACCCGAACTGGTAATTTAGAAAATTCACCGGAACGCAACATCACAAAATCAGGACCGCGAGTTAAACTCTCATTCCAGATTTTGTATATCAGCAGACCTTTTCGCATCGTGTATTCAGCATCATGCTCAAGGGACTTTGCCAGTGCTGCACATGGTTCTATCTTGTTGCCATTAACCTGGCATTTTGATTCACTCACCGCACCACCTCCTCAAAATTCCCCTGATAAAACGCCAGTACGCGCTGCATAACTTCGCTCTTCCGGCACTCGAGACAGATTATGTTCAGACGCCTGTCGTAGCGACGTATTTCTCCGTCAGGTAATGACCAGATAAGGTCCGGATCAACCGCAGATGGTTTCTTCAGCTTTGCCCTTGAGAGCTTTTTACGGGCATTTTGCCAGTCCTTACGCGCCTGTTCAGACGGGAATAACCCGTAACCAGAGTTGTATACATCGCCACTGGCAACCAGCTCTCTGGCCAGAACGCTCATCAGATATCTTGTTGCCCCAGTTTTAGTTTCCAGTTGTCGTAACGTCTCGCGCCCACTCTGGCGTACGAGTTCAACAACCTGCCCTTTAATTTTCTCCTGCTCTTCTTGTGTAAAAACTTTTGCCACAAGCCCTCCTGAAAATTACCTCATGACCAGAAATTAACACTTACCCCCTGAAGCCCGGCGGAATTTCAGTGTCCGGTTCAGAAATGTGATTCACGCAACGCTGCGCAGGCGAACGCCCCAGGCGGATAACCAGTTCATCCCATTTTTCCCGGAGTTTTGCCGGACTCATGATGTTTTTTACCCAGAACGAATCCCGCTGGAGACGCCCAAACATTTCACAAATTTGTCTGTGAGTTCTGCCATCCAGCATCCGCATTGTGCGAACGTCATTGGCCCATGCTGTCCAGTTGGGTTCTTTCGGTCTAGTGATCTCGCCATCATAGCTGGCCGCCTGCTCGTAAAGACTCACGATTCGTCCCCAGATCCACTGTGCGCACACCAAATCTTCCTGACTTCCCCACTGGCGTTTTTTCGCACTGAACACAACCGCGTCAGGGTGTCGGGTTAAAAAATCCTGTTCAGCCGTCTGCGGGTCCGGTTGCGAAGCGTCCGGACAAGAAGATCTTTTATCTGACGGATCAGGTTTTAATACTGACGGATCGGGGTCAATCATCGGCCCCCTAATCGGCAGTTTTTTATCAACAGTTGATCCATCAAAATTTGACGGGTCAACCGTTGAGGGGTCAATATTTGACGGGTCAACTGTTAACGGGTCATTTTTTGCCGGGCTAATTTTTCTTTTCGGTTTATATGACTCACGCGCCGCCGCCGCAGCTGCTTCGAGTTTTTCCACATTAAGCCGATAGATATTGCTTACATTACGCCCACCGACCTTACGCTCTTCCTTCGTCAGCCAGCCCTCTTTCGCCAGTTCTGCAATAGCCGATTTCACTGTGGATTCACTTCTTGCACCGATCTGACGCCGGATAGTTTCAATGGCAGGCCATGACACGCCCTCGTCATTGCTGTAGTCTGCAAGACGGGCCATAACCGCCACCCTGGATAAGATCATGCCGGTGAAGGCGCACCCTTCCCAGACAAGACCATGAAGCTTGCTGCTCATAAAACCCCCGAACACCGTGCTTTTAGTGCATCACCACAGCATTCCCTGCCGGGCCGCCGCGATTCATCTGGTCATACAAAACAACCGCTGACGCAACAAAATCATCGACATCCTTCACCAGCCGATCCCTCCGTTCGACGATCTCACGGTAATATTCAGAACTGTGGCTGCGCATACGGGCCACCAGCAAAGGCGGCATCGCCTTTTCGATCGCCGGTAACAGAGCCTGCATTTTTTCAACAGCATCAGGGGTGTCTTTATCCAGCCAACGGAAAATTTTCTGGGTATTACGGGCCAGGGCTTCCGGATGGCTGTCGTCGTACAGTTCAGGGAACGTCATCCCCAGTTCGAAATAAGTCCGGGCTATTTCAGCTGCAGGAACTTTCTCACCATCAGGGTATGCCCAGGCATTCATCGCCATGCGGATGTGCTCATGTTTGATTTTCATGAATCATTTGCCTCTTGATGCTTCGGGTATGATCGTTTTCGTCATTTGGTTGCTTCATCGACATATTCTGCGAATAACATGACGAGCGTCGTAAGTATGTCCAATCAACATCAGGACGAAGTTCTTCACACAGAACACCACCTTTTGTTGCTCGTTCAATCGCAGGACATCTCTCAGCAGGTAACTGACGTACACCTTTGATCCATTGATTTACGCTTGGAGGAGATACACCTAAAAGCCTAGCCATTGCTGATTGCCCACCGACAACAGCACAAGCTCGTTTGAATGAATAGTTATCTTTTTTCATCGAATGAACTCCAAAAAACACGCAACAATATTAGGCCTAGCCTAATGAAATTGTCAATAGGCTATGCCTAATACATCGAGAGTAGGGATTGCCTAACGCGATGCGCATAGGAGACTATTAAGCAATGCTTAGTGGTAAAGACTTAGGCCGAGCGATAGAGCAGGCCATTAACAAAAAAATTGCATCAGGAGCCGTCAAATCAAAGGCGGAAATCGCACGTCATTTCAAAGTCCAACCACCATCAATCCATGACTGGATTAAGAAAGGTTCGATAAGTAAAGACAAACTTCCAGAACTATGGCGTTTCTTTTCTGATGTGGTTGGTCCAGAGCATTGGGGGCTTAACGAATACCCCATACCAACCCCATCCACTTCAGATACAAAAAGTGAACTTTTAGACATAAACAGCCTTTATCAAGCCGCCTCTGATGAAAAAAGAGCAATTGTGGCTTTCATCTTATCTGGAAATGCTACGGAGCCTAGTTGGGTTGATCATGACGTTCGCGCCTACATTGCCGCAATGGAAATGAAGGTAGCTAACTATCTGAAAAATCAAGAATCAAAACGGAAAAGCCAGAACATCACCAAGACAGGAACTTAAACTTATATGGTCCGACGGGAAATTCCTAGTTCCCGTTAGTTAACTCCTACTACCTCTTCCACAAACCATCACCTATTAGGTTGCGCCCAAATTATTAGGCATAGCCTATTGACAAGTAATTAGGCATTTCCTATAGTTTTCCCATACCAACCCATCCCGTCCCACACAATACAGGGCAATACCTCGAGTTACCAGGCAGTGGTCACGGGTTAAGTAGCCAGCCCGAGGCGTAAGAACATGACGGCAGGGTTCAACTTTAATAACTATGCAGCAGGTTTTTGTTCCGCTACCCCGGCGTTAAGGGGAAATGAGGTCAGCATGGATACTATCGATCTTGGCAACAGCGAATCTCTGGTATGTGGCGTGTTCCCCAACCAGTACGGTACGTTCACCGCAATGACGTATACCAAAAGCAAAACGTTTAAAACCGAATCTGGAGCGCGTCGCTGGCTGGAAAGAAATTCAGGTGGGTGATATGGATTTCGACACAATCATGGAAAAGGCTTACGAAGAATACTTCGAAGGCCTTGCCGAAGGCGAAGAAGCTCACAGCTTCAACGAATTTAAACAGGTGCTTTCCAGTTCGGCAAAATCTAATGGCTGATAAGCGAAACAGCACCGCGAGGAATCAGTATGCAGAAACGAGAACCCGTCATCATCGCGCCAGACTATACCAATGATGAACTTTATGAGTGGATGCACCAGAAAATTAATGCAGCGCAGGATCTGAAATGGGCTAATGAAGTCAGGGCTAAGCAGGCTGAAAATCTGTCCTCTCTGGAGCAGGATATCACCAATCTGGAAAAAGCAGCGGCATTAACCATTGCCAGAATGATTACATACCCGCGTTAATAGCTAACCAACGAAGCTAAGGTTGGTAATTAAGGAGTTCTCCACGGGTGAGGTGGAGTGCTTGCGCCGGACACGGGTGAGCATCCGGCACTGACAGTTTACTGAAAGGATATTTCCCTGAAAAGTCAGACCATAACGCGAAAGCGCACGGCGAGGTAGCTGGTTCATAGATAGCCTGTCGTTAAATTTTCGTCGACCGTGCGCTTCCGGTTGTGGCAATCCGCGAAATGGCGCGGCGGTAAGTATGGCGGGGTTATTCCTTCCCCCGTTGAGGACACCGGGTTGTCAGGTTGACCATACGCTTAAGTGACAACCCCGCTGCAACGCCCTCTGTTATCAATTTTCTGGTGACGTTTGGCGGTATCAGTTTTACTCCGTGACTGCTCTGCCGCCCTTTTTAAAGTGAATTTTGTGATGCGGTGAATGCGGCTAAGCGCACGCGGAACAGTTAAAACCAAAAACAGTGTTATGGGTGGATTCTCTGTATCCGGCGTTAATTATTAACTGGTTAACGTCACCTGGAGGCACCAGGCACCGCATCACAAAATTCATTGTTGAGGACGCGATAATGGAAACGTTATTACCAAACGTTAATACGTCTGAAGGTTGTTTTGAAATTGGTGTCACTATCAGTAACCCTGTATTTACTGAAGATGCCATTAACAAGAGAAAACACGAACGGGAGTTATTAAATAAAATATGCATTCTTTCAATGCTGGCCCGTTTACGTCCGATACAAAAAGGATGCTGGCAATGAATACAGCATTTGCACTTGTTCTGACAGTTTTTCTTGTTTCCGGAGAGCCAGTTGATATTGCAGTCAGTGTTCACAGGACAATGCAGGAGTGTGTAACTGCAGCAACCGAACAGAAAATTCCCGGTAACTGTTACCCTGTCGATAAAGTTATTCACCAGGATAATAACGAAATCCCGGCAGGTCTTTAAAACAGTTCCGTAATAAACATCCGATTTCATTCTTATATGCCAGCAATGGCAGGGATTTGTTCACCCTTAAATCTGTAATGAGGTAAAACAAAATGAGTAAAGTCTTTATTTGCGCCGCCATTCCGGACGAACAGGCAATAAAGGAAGAAGGTGCAGTCGCTGTAGC